CTCGATCATAGGAATGGCGGTCTTCACGCCACCGACGATGCTCTCAAGAGCTCCCTTGCCGGTGGGCATGTTGCCCGCCATTTGCTCAGCCTTCACCACGGAGGCAACACCTCGGCTGCTCTCCTTGGTTCCGGCAGTGACAGTGGGCCGAACCAAATCTCTCATGCCGTTCGAAACGGTAGAGCCGACTTGGTCCGTGCCAACGGCCACATCGGTGGCACCGCGCTGTCCAGTCTGAAACGTGGGAATGCCATAAATGGCGTAATTCTTTGTTACCTCAAACTCAATGGCGGTGCCGGGCTCAAGTCCCTTTCCTGCTGCGAAAATGGACGGAAATCCCACCAAATTATTATAGCCATCCTCACCAGCCGCGCCGCCTCTCGAACGGGCGGACATGATCTGGTTCTGCGCGAAACAACAAACAGTGTTCGGATTCGCAACAGCCGACAACCACTTGTTGCTGGGCCAGTCGGCAACAGCCAGACGGGTTCGCGACAAGAAGGTATCGGGGATGGTCAACATAACGTCGTAAGTGCACTGGCCCTCCGCATACACCGTGGGGTAAAGGCTCCTGGTCGGAGTACCCCTCCAGTTGAAGATTCCAATGTCACCGGACTGGTCGACAAGTTTGCCCTCAGGACGCAGCCTCAGCTCACAAGAGACCTCGGTATACCGAGCATCCAAGTTGCCGACGCCGCTATCATAAGGGGCTGGACAAAAGTTAGGCGGCAGCGCACAACCGACGAGGCCTTGAAAGGCCGCGACGGAAGTAGCACCACCGTCCGCGGAATGCGTAGCGTTCGCTTTCGCCCAATCGGGACAGAAAGAGCCGTCCGACGGACCTCCGTTACCCACCCAAGTCTGATCGGTGTAGGTGACGGGGGTACTCGTGCTGACGACGGCCGCTCCTCCGGAGCCACTGCCTGGATAAGTGAGATACTTGCCAAACTGCGAAGAAATCTCACCCGGCACGGGCTCAGGGTCGTCCTGAGTAGTTGGCGCCCAACCGTCCGAATTCACGATGATCCAGAAACAGCCAGAATCATTTACGACTGCCGTTCCGTACAAAGTGATTTGGTACATTCGCGCCTCAGCCGCGGAACTGCCTCCAGCGACCGCGCCCAACGGCACGGGATGCGGGTAAAGCGTCCTCGGATTCAACACGGTGTGCGCCCAGGCCATCAATGCTGCCTGCATCGCGCTCAACTGAAATTTCTGAATGTTATGGCCCACACCATTGGCTGGTGTGCCGTAATCCTTCTTCCTCTCAGGAACGACGATCTGTTTCATGCCCTTGCGCTCTTTACGCAGGGTCTTTTCACGCTGATCAGCAGCAACTTTCTGAATTGATCTCAGTTCGTTACTCATCTTGGCGTGAATAGCCAGGGCAACCGCCTTCTGTTGGTGGGCCGGCAAGCTGTTCAACGCGAGCATAACCTGCTTCTGCGTCTGGGGCTTGCGTGCCTGTCCAGGGGCGTCTTTCTTGGTCACTTGATTGACCAATGTCTTCTTGGTTGGCGTCTGCTTCATCTCGGAACAAAATTCCTTCTCTAAGTTATTTTGTTGCCGGCTAAAATCGAAGCAACCAAAGCTCTCATCCACTAAACAATGTTTCGCCATCAATTGGGGCGACTCAAAGTATTGCGAAAGGAACTCCTTTATCTCACTCAAGTTCCGATTTCCACGTACCTCGAAGAGAAACTGAGCCAGGTCGCCTTCCGTAACCTCGTTCTTGCTAATCAAGCGATACAAGGTCTTCGGCCACGACTGTAACTCAGCGCCAGAGGCGGTGCAAAAGTGCGAGCAAAACTCAAATTCAATATTTCCATCAACGTCCGGGACTACATCCTTAACGTCTGTCAACTGAACTCCAAGTTGCTCCCAATAAACGGCGACGCGTCTCTCAACTCCACCTAGGGAGTTTTCAACGCAATCGTCGCCCATCACCATACACCAACAATCCTCCGGCGTGCCGCCAAGGTAAAGGGTAACAAAGTTGCTACACGTGATCCTGATAATACCGTTTCCATCCGCAGTAACAAAACTACCGGATTTAACGATACCGTCGAGGACCTGAGCAAACATTGATCCGTTCCGCAACAACCACACTCCCCGCCCAAGGCATGCGACATAATTCTTCATCATGCGTAGCACTAGGTACGGGGGGTCGCGCAATTGTCGCTGAACCTCCACGATGGTTCTCAATTTCCACTGCTGGTTACTGAAGTCCCACCCCTTAGCATCATTCCCGTTGGCCGGCTTAGAGCGCCCGACAACATAATCCCGAACGTATTCGTACGTCTTCGAGTTCATCTCGTCAGTGTGCCCCATGCCAGCTCGCGTGGGTATCTTATTCCACCGGCCAATATTGCGGGCCTGGTAATCTCCAAACAACCACCTCTCGATGAGTTGATCAATAAAACCACGACCAGCAATCAGCCGGAATCTTCCTTCCTTGATCTTAGCCTCGCTGTGGGGCTCATCCTTTACATGAACCTTAATAGCGTCGGTGAGATATCTTTCAACAAGCTCGGCCGCACTCATCGCTTCCAACTCCTCCTCAGGAGTATGCATCAATAAGTGCAGTCTAGCTTTGAACAGAGCAAGGATCTCCGCAAAGTAATCGTTTATCAGCTCAGCATTCGATTTCGCGAGCTTACACAACGGTGTTCCGGGCCCAGCGTCCAAATTGAGGTTTCCGTACAACAACTCGTGCACGCACCAACTCTCAATATCGACGGGGTCCAAAGAACGGGTCCATACATAAGACCCGGGGCCCCCCAGCATAGCGACAGTGACCTTCACTGCTGCTGACCAGAGGGCGGGCTCTTCTCGGACTTGGTGTCGTCCGATTTGGAGCTTGAGACTGCCGAATTCGGCACGAGCGCTGCGATCCGGGCTTCGGAAGCGAGCAATTTCTCGCTCAACTCCATTACCCTCACCGCTAGCGACTCGCCTTCGGACTTCTTGGAGGATTCTACTTTCTGCTTTCGCTTTTGTTTCATGTCCTTGAATTCCTTTTGCTTGACCAATCGACTCGAGACCAAGGCCTCCTTGTTCAACGCTCTCAGCGCTTTTCCATAAGAGACCATAAATGTCGAGTGATTGGCAGATAAGCGCGTCAACAGGTCTACTGATGCCGGCGTATGCACGATTCCAGCCAAGTCTACTTCCCATACCGGGAGGTTTGGCTCGACCGCCTTCGTTAACTTCGCCAACAGACTGTTGCCCTTCGCGTCCAGCTGCTTCTGGATATTCACCTTCTTGGTTTCCTCCTTCTGCTTGGCCTTCTCTGCTGCTTCGAGCTCTCGCTCTTTCTTCGCTTCCATCTTCAACCTGAGCTCCTCCTCCTTCTTCTCTGTAAAGAGGGCGGCCTCTAGCTGATACTTCAGCTGCTTCCACTGGATTGTATCCGTGAGCAGGGGAAACCT